CCGCCCACGTGCGCAAGCACTGGACGCAGGCCCGTGACGCCAAGCGTAACACGGTCGAAACCAGGATGCTGCAGAGCATCCGTGCACGCCGGGGAGAATATGACCCGGACAAGCTGGCGGCCATCAAGGAGATGGGGGGCTCAGACGTCTACGCGATGTTGACGTCGGTCAAGTGCCGGGCTGCAGCATCCTGGCTCCGAGACGTGCTGCTGGCGAACGGAACAGAAAAACCCTGGACCATCCGGCCGACGCCTGTTCCCGACCTGCCGCCGAACATCAAAGAAGCCCTGATGATGCAGGTGCTGGAGCCGATGACACAGGCTGCGCTGCAGGGCGCGCCGCTTACCGATACGCAGGTGCTTGAGTTGCTCGGCACGCTGCGTGACCAGACACTAAACGAAATCCGCGCTCAGGCTCGTACGATGGCCGAACGCATGGAAAATAAAATGGAGGATCAGCTTACGGAGGGTGGCTTCATCCACGCGCTGAATCAGTTCGTAGATGACATCGTGACGTACCCCTCGGCCATCATCAAGGGCCCGGTAGTACGCAATAAAAACCTGCTCTCATGGAAGCAGGGGCCAAACGGTTGGGAAGTCGTGACCGAAAAGCAGACTCGTCTTGAATGGGAACGGGTCTCGCCCTTCAACATCTATCCGTCACCGGAAGCGGAAGGCGTCAATGACGGCTTCCTGATCGAGAAGCACCGCTTGTCACGCACAGACCTCAACGACTTGATAGGAGTTGATGGGTATGACGCTGGTGCTATTCGTATGGTTCTCGATCTTTATGGTCGGGGTGGTCTTCGCGATTGGCTCTATGATGACGTCGGTCAAATGGAAGCGGAAGGCAAGTCCGCGGTCCACACAATCACAAACCCCGACGGGCTCATCGACGCGCTTCAATACTGGGGAAGTGTACCTGGATCGCTGCTCGTCGAGTGGGGAATTGACGAAACTGAGATTGAGGACCCGACGAGAGATTATCATTGTGAGGTCTGGCTCATCGGGTCGACTGTCATTAAGGCGACGCTCAACTACCACCCGCTGGGGGAAAAGCCGTATTACAAGACGTCGTACGAGGAGATCCCTGGGTCTTTTTGGGGCAATAGCCCTTGCGATCTTATTCGTGACGCACAAACTGTCGTCAACGCAGCGACACGATCCCTTGTCAACAACATGGGGCTGGCCTCGGGACCCCAGGTGGTTGTCAACGTCGACCGACTCGCAGCGGGAGAAGACGTCACACAGCTGAGACCGTGGCGTATCTGGCAGGTGACCAGCGATCCGATGGGTAACGGGTCCTACCAGCAGCAGCCGATTACGTTCTCGCAGCCGGACTCGCGCGTTGCCGAGCTGGCGCAGATCATCAAGACATTCATGGACCTCGCCGACGAGTGGTCGGGCATCCCGAAATATCTGACGGGCGACGCGCCCGGCGGCGCCGGTCGTACGGCCTCGGGTCTCTCCATGCTGATGTCCAACGCAGGCAAATCTCTGAAGCAGGTCGTGGCCAACGTGGATAACTACGTGATGCGCCCGATGCTGCAGCGTCTGCACTACTGGAATATGAAGTACGCGGACGATCCCGATCTCAAGGGCGACATCAACATCGTGGTCCGCGGTGCAAACGCACTGGTTGCCAAGGAAGCCGCGCAGGTGCGCCGCAACGAGTTCCTGGCTGCCACAGCCAACCCGTTCGATATGCAAATCCTGGGCGTGGAGGGAAGAGCGCAAGTACTGCGTGAGGTTGTCAAAACACTTGACATGGATACCGATAAGGTTATTAGTACTCCTGAGCAGATGAAAGTAAAGCAGGCGCTCGCGCAGGCACAAGCGATTGCGATGCAGGCGGCACAGGCACAGCAGGCGCTCAGCAGCCCGACACCGGCGGCGCCGGGCGGGCCCTCGCCTTCTGGTCAGTCGTTAATGAATGAGGCGCCAGTCGTAGATAATTTCAGTCCGCCACAGGGATGATATGCCTCGACTTAGAGATTTAACTGGTCAGTGCTTTGGGCAGCTGACGGCGATCCGGCGTGAGGGTACGCACCCAGCTACACGTAAACCGATGTGGCGTTGTCGCTGTTCGTGTGGGGCAGAAACGCTGGTCGTGGCTACGGCGCTATCGTCTGGTCATACGTCATCTTGCGGATGTTCGCGCACTCGTCCACGGACACATGGCAAGACACGCACACGGGTGTGGCGTGCGTGGGTCAACATGCGCGCTCGGTGTCAACGACAGAGCCACCCTCGGTACGGTGATTGGGGAGGGCGTGGCATCTGCGTTCACCCAAGGTGGGAATCGTTCGAAAACTTTTATATGGACATGGGCGACCCGCCGGACGGGCATACGCTTGATCGGATCAATAACGACGGGAACTACGAGCCCGGCAACTGCCGATGGACAACGCCCGCTGAGCAGAATAGAAACAAGCGCCGCTTGACAGCGGCTTAACATACTGAGTATTGGTGATGCTGACAAAACCAACCCGCCAGTTTGCGCAGGCGCTTCATACCGTAGTGCACTCGCCGCAGTGGGCGGACATTGGCAGGCATTTAGAGATTGAGTTACGCGAAACTCTAAAGCATCTTGTGGGCTGCTCCGATCCAGTGCAGGTCCATTATTTGCGAGGCAGAGCCGCGTTTCTCGCTGAGCTACTGGAGGTCGCTTCGACCACCAGAGACTTACTTGACAAGCTCAAGTAGGGAAACCCCGCAAACCGGTAATCCGGCGCAGGAGACACGATGCCACCCTTAAAAGCAGACCTACCTCGTCAGCTACAGCGACAGCAGGAAGAGATCGAAAGGATGGATCGGGAGATGGAAGAGGCCAGCAAGGCCGCCACCCCGCCACCTGAGACTCCCCCGGTTGAGACGCCCAAGGCTACCGACGGTCAGGACACACCGGCACCAGCACCGGCCCCCGCTACTCAACAGCCTCAAGGCGACGATGTATGGCGGCAGCGCTATCTGACACTCGAAGGCAAATACAAGGCCGAAGTGCCTCGCTTGCATTCGCAGTTGAAGGAGATGCAGACCAAGCTCGAAGAGCTGGCTGCGCGCACCACCCGCACCGAGACGCCCCAGCCTGAGAAGCCGAAGGCCAAGCGCGTGACGGAAAAAGACCAAGAAACTTTCGGTGCCGATCTTCTCGATGTGATTAAGCGACAGGCAGAAGAAATCGCAGCTGATGCCTTAGCTGATCTGCAGGCGAAAGTCGGCAAGCTCGAATCGGAAAACGAGCAGCTGAAAGCGCAGGTCACTGGTGTTTCGCAGACGCAGAGCCTGACGGCTCAAGAAGTCTACTTCGGCAAGCTCGCAGCCACCGTGCCGGATTGGGAGGCGATCAACGTCTCTCCTGGATTTCTTGATTGGTTGGGTGAAGTTGACGAACTCAGCGGTGAGACGAGACAGGCTTATTTGGACCGTGCGTTCAACAGCCTCAACGTCGCTCAGACCGCCAAGCTCTTCAACGCGTACAAGAAGACACTGGCCCCCGCGCCCACTCCGCCGCCCGCTCCGAAGGCAACCGAGGTTCAGCGTCAAGTTGCTCCCGGCAAGTCGAAGACACCGCCAGGGCCCCAAGCGTCCGACGCCTCGTCGAAGATTTGGTCCGCCAATGAGATCGACAAGTTCTACGGCGAAGTTCGTTCGGGATACTACCGGAACAATCCGCAAGAAATGCTGCGCATCGAAGCTGAAATCGACGCTGCTGTGGCATCTGGTAGGGTGAAAGCCTGACAAACCAGAGACTGCCGTAGCGTCCAAACCAACAGGAAAGGACTACTGCTATGGCAGTCTCAGTAACCGGCGATTTTAACACGTCGCCCGCCTATACCGGCTACTTCATTCCGACCATCTGGTCGGGCAAGCTGAACGTCAAGTTCTACGCCACCACGGTTTTTGGTGAAATCGCCAACACTTCGTATGAAGGCGACATCAAGAACATGGGCGACAAGGTCATCATCAACAACATCCCGTCGATCACCATCAAGACGTACGTTGTTGGCCAGTCCCTCGCTTATGAAGTGCCCGCCCCGTCGAAGGTGGAGCTCATCATCGACAAGGCCAAGTACTTCGGCGTGAACGTCTCTGACGTTCTCGAATACCAGTCGCAGCCCAAGCTGATGGACATGTTCACGTCCGACGCAGCGAAGCAGATGGCTATCGAAATCGACCGTGACGTTCTTCTCGGCACGTTCGACCAGTGCGCCGCTGCCAACAAGGGTGCAACGGCTGGCGTCATCTCGGGCGCCTACAACCTCGGCACCGACGTGGCTCCGCTTGTTCTGACCTCGTCGAACGTTCTGCAGGTCTTCACCGCGCTTGCCTCGGTGCTTGACGAGCAGAACGTGCCTGACACCGACCGCTGGCTGGTTATCACGCCTTACGTGCGTAACCTGCTGATGTCCTCGAATCTCGCTCAGGCTTACATCACGGGCGACTCGCAGAGCATCCTCCGCAACGGCCGGATCGGTCAGATCGACCGCTTCACGCTGTACGTCAGCAACCTGCTGCCGTCCGCTGAAGCTGGCGAAGACTTCGACACCACGGCTCTCGACAACACCGACAAGCGTACGGCGATCATGGCTGGCCACAAGACGGCCATCACCTTCGCCTCGCAGATCGCGAAGGTCGAGTCGCTCCAGA